AAAATAGATTACTTTGTACAATTTAAATTTTTACCTGGAACTGGTTTTTATGGTTTTGGTTTAATACATATGATTGGTGGTTTAACTAGAACTGCAACAGCTGCATTAAGACAATTATTAGATGCAGGTACATTAGCTAACTTACCAGCTGGTTTTAAAACTAGAGGATTAAGAATTAGAGATGATGCACAACCTTTACAACCTGGAGAGTTTAGAGATGTTGATGCACCTGGTGGAAACATCAGAGATCAGTTTATGCAATTACCATTTAAAGGACCAGATCAAACATTACTTTCATTAATGGGTATAGTTGTTCAAGCAGGCCAACGCTTCGCGTCTATCGCAGACTCACAAGTAGGCGATATGAATCAACAAGCTGCCGTGGGTACAACTGTTGCATTATTAGAACGTGGTTCACGTGTAATGTCAGCGATTCACAAAAGATTATACGTTGGTCTAAAACAAGAATTTAAATTATTAGCAGAAGTTTTTAAAACTTATTTACCAGCTGTATATCCATACGATGTTGTTGGAGCTACAAGAAATATTAAAGTTCAAGACTTTGATGATAGAATAGATATTATTCCAGTTGCTGATCCAAACATATTTTCTCAAACACAAAGAATATCTATGGCTCAAACACAATTACAACTAGCTCAAACTAATCCACAAATACACGATCTATATCAAGCATACAGATCTATGTATGATGCAATCGGTGTTAAAAATATAAATGCAATTTTACCACCACCAGCACAACCAACGCCTTTAGATCCATCGTTAGAAGAAATTGCTGCAATGGGTATGAAACCTTTTCAAGCTTTTCCAGGTCAAGATCACAAAGCACACATTGATTCACACTTAAATTTTATGCAATCTAATATGGTACAAAATTCACCATCTGTTATGGCTGCACTACAGAAAAATATTCTAGAGAGAATTAGTTTAATGGCTCAAGAACAGATTCAATTAGAATTTTCTCAAGAATTAATGCAAGCACAACAAATGCAAATGATGTTACAACAAAATCCACAGAACCCACAGTTGATTGCGCAAGCTCAAGCACTAACAAATAAGATTAATGCAAGAAAAGCACAATTGATTGCTGAAATGACTAAAGAATATATGGATGAAGAACAAAAAATTATGGGTGAGTACAGTGGTGATCCATTAATTAAGTTAAAAGCAAGAGAAGTTGACTTAAGAGCTAAAGAAAATGAGAGAAAAGCTAAAGATGATCAAGAGAGAATTGATTTAGACACTGCAAAAGCACTTATGAATCAAGAAAATCAAGAAGATAAGCTTGTTCAAAATGAAAAACTAGCAAAATTAAGAGCAAGTGTGTCATTAGCTAAACAAGGCATGGCAGACAAGAGTAAAATTCACGATTTTGGTAGAAATTTCGGAAAAAAATAGATATAATTAATACAAGGAGATAAATATGAGTAAAGATTGGCAAAGAGGTTCAACATTCATGAACAAAGACGTTAAGATCGAAAAAGAACTTGGCGTTGGCAAAGATGGTTACCAAACAGGTGGTGTTACTATCGAAGCTACTGATCCATCAACATCACAAACAGTAGATGTTAAAGGAACAAGAAGAATGAGAGCTGATAAGAAACCAGTAAAAGCTACTTGGTACTAATATGTGGTTCTCGGCAATTAAATTAGCCGTTTCTGCGGGAAGTAAAATTTACGCAAACCGACAGAAGGCAAAAGTAGCAATGTCTGATGCACAATTATTGCATGCAGAAAAACAAGCTCGTGGTGAAGAAGCTTACCAAGGTAAACTTTTAGAAGCGAGACAAAACGATTATAAAGACGAATTCGTGCTCGGAATATTGAGCGCACCGATTATTGTTCTGGCATGGGCAGTGATATCGGACGACCCAACTGCGATGGACAAGGTAAATACTTTCTTTGAACATTTTAGTAACCTGCCGAAATGGTTCACTAATTTATGGATACTTGTAGTTGCAAGTATTTTTGGTATAAAGGGAACTCAAATATTTAAAGGAGGAAAAAAATAATGGCAAATAGAAGATATAACACACAAGTTGCTCAACCAAGAGGAGCAGATAGAGTAAAAAGAGCTGGCGGCGGTATGGGCGGCAGATCTGGAGAAATGATGTATTCACGTGGACAAGGTGTAAACATGAGATCTAAAAGAGTACCTACTGAACTTATGGACAGAGGCGCTATGAAAAAAGGTGGTAAAGTAATCAAACCTAAAGGTCCAGGTGTTTTAAGACCTAAACCTACAGATAGATATGGTCAACAAATGAAACCTAAACCAATGAAACCTGGTAAAAAAGATGGTGGTATGCTTAAAGCTGTACCCGCTGATAAAAAAGGTTTAAAAAAACTACCAACTAAAGTTAGAAACAAAATGGGTTACATGAAAAAAGGTGGTCATGTTAACACTAAAAGAATGAACAGACTTGAAGAACTTGGTAGAGTTGATGCTGAAAAAGCAAAAACTTCAAAAGGTAAAAAAAATCTTAAACAAGAAAAAAAAAGAATAGTTAGAGAACTTAAAAAATAATGGCTAAACTTTGTCCAAAAGGTAAAGCTGCGGCGAAGAGAAAATTCGATGTTTATCCTTCAGCATACGCAAACATGTATGCATCTAAAGTTTGTAAAGGAAAAGTAAAAGCTAAAGATGGTGGCTTCATCGCTAGAGGTTGTGGCAAAGTAATGTCCGACAAGCGTAAAAAAACTAGAATGGTCTAATGGGCGATTTAAAAAAATGGGTAGATCAAAAATGGGTAGATATTGGAGCTCCAAAGAAGGATGGCAAATATCAACCTTGTGGAAGAAAATCTGCCAAAGGTTCAAAAAGAAAATACCCGAAATGCGTACCACTTGCAAAAGCCACACGGATGACAAAAGGTCAAAAGGCATCTGCTGTCAGCAGAAAAAGAGCAGCCGGTAATCCAGGTGGAAAACCTACAAACGTTGCAACATTTGCAAAAAGAAAAAAAATGAGTATGGGAGGTTTAGTATAATGAGAAAACAGGATAATATGCCTGCAAGAAATAAAAAGAATTTCAGACCTACAAAGTCTGGAGCAGGAATGACTCGAGCCGGTGTCGCTTCCTACAGAAGAAAAAATCCCGGTTCTAAACTAAAAACAGCCGTGACTGGTAAAGTGAAAAAAGGGTCAAAAGCTGCAAACCGACGTAAGTCGTACTGTGCAAGAAGCGCAGGTCAAATGAAAAAATTCCCAAATGCAGCGAAAGATCCTAATTCTAGACTACGTCAGGCTAGAAAAAGGTGGAAATGTTAATTGAAGCACTAGTAAAAAGATACGAAGCCCAAATCGCAGAAGCAGAAGCAACATTAGAAATATATCTAGATCATTCAGTAGGTATTGGAGAACATCCTCAACACCTTGATGAAATGGATAAACTATTTGAAAAAATAGCAACTGCTAAAGAAAAATTAGAAACACTAGAACCTTACAAAGGAGAAGAATAATGGACGATCTATTAATAATTGACAAGTTAAAAAAAATTACAAAAAACACGCTTGAAAATATATCAACGGCGATGATGTCGGGAAATGTTGACAGCATGGAAAAATACAAGTATATGTTAGGACAGGCACATGCCTACAGATTAATGCTACAGGAAATCTCTAACCTGCTAAACCATAAGGAGCAAAAAGATGAGCAAGGAAACGTTATCGACATCGGAACCAAAAAAGACGGAAACTCCGAAACACATTAATGCTTTAGAAGAAAAGTATAAAGAAGAAGCAAAACAAGAACCCCACGCAAAAAGACTACACTCTGATAATATCAGAGAGACAGTTAAAGAATTACCTAAACCTGTTGGGTTTAGAATTTTAGTTTTACCTTTTACACCAAAAGAAAAAACTAAAGGTGGTATTTTATTTTCACAAGAACAATTAGATAAAGCTAGAATTTCAACAACATGTGGTTATGTTTTGGAACTAGGAGATTTAGCATACAAGGATAAAGATAAGTATAATGAACCTTGGTGCAAAAAAGGAGATTGGGTTATCTTTGCTCGTTATGCGGGTTCAAGATTACCAATTGAAGGCGGAGAAGTGCGACTACTAAACGATGATGAAGTTTTGGGTACGATAAGTGATCCAGAATCGATTCTTCATTACATTTAACATAGGAAGGAACTATGCAAGAAGAAAACAAAAAAGTGTCTGATGATTTAATTGACGTTGGTGAAACAACTGGCGCAGAAATTAATTTAGATGATAAAGGTGAACCGGAAAAAGTCGAAGCACCTGCAGAAGAACAAGTTGAAGTTGAACAGGTAGAACAACCTGTTGAAACTAAAACAGAAGAAAAAAAAGATGAGTTAAAAGAATATAGTGATGGAGTTCAAAAAAGAATTTCTAAACTTACTCGTAAAATGAGAGAAGCTGAAAGACAAAGAGAAGAAGCTGTAGTTTTTGCTGAATCAATAAAAAGAGATAAAGAAGCTTTAGAAACTAGATTTTCTAAACTTGATAAATCTTATGTTTCAGAGTTTGAAAGTAGAGTCACAACAAATATGACTGCTGCAAGACAAGCTTTGAAAACTTCTATTGAAGCAGGAGATGTTGATGGTCAAGTAGCTGCACAGGAACAAATCGCAAGATTAAATGCTGATGCAATTAGACTATCTTCACTTAAAGCTATGGAAGAAGAAGCACCTAAAAAGGTTAATATCACACCTCAAAGACAAGCTTATCAACCAAACGTACGTCCACAAACTGATGAAAAAGCAGAAGATTGGGCAGCTAGTAATAGTTGGTTTGGTAATGATTCAGCTATGACTTATACGGCTTTTGATATCCATAAAACATTGGTAGAAAAAGAAGGATATGATCCTAAATCTGACGAATACTACGCAGAAGTTGATAAAAGAATAAGACTTGAATTTCCGCAGAAATTTGATAAGATGGATGGTACAACTACAGAAAGAGCAAAACCTGCTCAAAATGTAGCTTCGGCCAAACGTTCAGCCCCACAAGGACGCAAAAAGACTGTGAAACTCTCGCCATCACAGGTAGCAATTGCTAAAAGATTAGGCGTGCCATTAGAAGATTATGCAAAACAATTAAAAATCACGGAAGGAGTATAAGCATATGGAAAACGATAAAATAAAAACTTCACGTGCGAGTCAAACTAGAGAAAAAACTTCTCATAAAAAAGTATGGACTCCACCCTCATCACTTGATGCACCCCCTGCGCCAGACGGTTATAGGCACAGATGGATAAGAGCTGAAACATTAGGATACAATGATACAAAAAATGTAGCAGCATCATTAAGAGAAGGATATGAATTAGTTAGATCTGATGAATATCCGGATTCTGATTATCCAACGTCTAACGACGGTAAATACGCAGGAGTTATACAAGTAGGAGGCCTTTTGCTCGCAAGGATACCAGAAGAGATCGCGCTTCAAATAGAAGCTTATTACAATAAGCAAACTAGAGATAAAGATGAAGCAATTAATAACGATCTTATGAAGGAAAAGCAATCAGGAATGAGTTTCAGCAGTGATTCTCAATCCCGTGTAACTTTTGGTGGTACAAAGAAAAGCTAATTATTTAGTAATTCCTACCCAACAAATTAACAATAAACCGTACCGGAAGCCTTTACAGGCAGGTACATAAAAAGGAAACAAATACTATGGCAAATGCAAGTACAGTAGGTTTTGGTTTAAGAACGACTATGGTTGTTGGAAATACTCCAGCGACTTCAGGTCAATCTGAATACAAAATCAAATCAGGCCTAGGTGTTGGTATCTTCAAAAATAATCCAGTATCACTTCAAGATGGAAGTGGTGACCAAGGTTATTTACAAGATGCAAGTTTCGCTACAACTGATGACGGCGGATCAGGTGGAGCAGCGTATGACAATACAGGTCATGCTCCTCTAATTGGTTCTTTCAACGGCTGTTTCTTCGTAAACAGTACAACGAAAAAACCAACGTTCGCAAATTCAGTAGCAGCAAGCACAACATTTGGAACTGACTATAATACGGGCAGCAACGACGGTCTAGGTTTTGTAAATGACAATCCGTTTCAAGAATACGTAATCAAAGCGGATGCGGCAGTTACTCAAGCTATGTACGGCGATGCTGGCTATAACACTAACAGCTTTACAGCAAGTGATGCTAAAGACGGTCAATCGACTGTAACTTTAGACATCGGAGGCGGGGCAGCTTCTACTAAAATGTTCAAATTAGTAAGATCAGCTAACGACCCAGAAAACAAAGATAACACAGCGGTTGGATCAAACCAAATCGTAGTTATTTCTGGCGCTTCAAACTTGTATAATGGCGATAACTAATAGAGAATAGGAGTATAAAACTATGGCAATATCAAGAGCACAACTAGTTAAAGAACTAGAGCCTGGTCTGAATGCACTATTCGGACTAGAGTATAAAAACTATGCTAACGAGCATGCAGAAATATTCGACACAGAAACATCTGACAGAGCTTTCGAAGAGGAAGTAATGTTAAGTGGTTTTGCGAATGCAGCTGTAAAACCTGAAGGTCAAGGCGTAACATTCGATGATGCGCAAGAGACTTACACAGCTCGTTACACAAACGAAACAATTGCGTTAGCGTTTGCAATCACAGAAGAAGCTATCGAAGATAACTTGTATGACAGACTTGCGTCTAGATATACAAAAGCGTTAGCAAGATCTATGGCAAACACGAAGCAAGTAAAAGCAGCAGCGGTATTAAATAATGCGTTTGATGCGAACTTTGCTGGTGGCGATGGAGTTGAATTATGTTCAACTGTTCACCCAACACTAGCTGGTACGTTTTCAAATGAATTAGCAGTCGCTTCTGACTTAAACGAAACATCATTAGAACAGGCGTTAATCGACGTCGCTGCGTTTACTGATGAAAGAGGCCTAAAAATTGCGGCACAAGGAACTAAATTAATTATTCCTTCTGCGCTTCAATTTACTGCTGACAGACTTATGAATTCTGCAGGCAGAGTTGGCACAGCTGATAACGATATCAATGCTGTTAGAAATATGGGAATGGTTCCTCAAGGATACACAGTGAACCACTACTTAACATCTAACAAAAAATGGTTTCTTAAAACAGATGTACCTAATGGTCTTAAACACTTTGTTAGAGCACCTATCAAAACTTCAATGGAAGGTGACTTTGACACAGGAAACGTAAGATACAAAGCTAGAGAGAGATACGTATTCGGATTCTCTGACCCTAGAGGTATCTTTGGTTCTAACGCTGTATAATCGTTAAAACTAATATTTAAAAAGGGGCTTTCGGGCCCCTTTTTTTTGTGGTATAAGGAGAGCAATCATGAAAAATTTTCTAGTTAATATAAGAGCATATGGATATCATGCGCGTTTTACAGTAGCGTGTGAGGATAGTGCTGAAGCTATTGAAAATTCAATAGTTGACAAACTAGGAGAAAAAGGTGTAAAATGGGAAAAAGACGGATTTACAAGTTCGTCTAAAAAATGGATAACTTATGAGGAGATCCACGATGCAAAACTTATCAGACCTTTACAAAGCGAAAAGGTCACTGGAGTTGAACTGGGAGCAGGAGCATCTTAAAGAGGGTAGATATACTCTCGACATGGTCAGAATAGACCATAAAATAAGAGAGGTCATAAACGATATAAAAATGGCCGAAGCTATGAAAGCTCACCAGACAAATAAAATTGAGGGTGCAGCACCCGAAGTATCAGTAGCTACTTAATAAAACGCTACATCGTCGAAATACGTACATTCACAACGCAATCCCTTGCACTCTATATAAAAATCATATATATTTTAAGCACTATACATTAATAACAAATAAGTAAATATAGACGCGTATAGTCGACAGCCCTAGAGGACTATATTTACGTATTCTAGGAGGAATATAAAATGGCAACAACAACATTTTCGGGACCGATTAAAGCGGGAACGATCTCAAACACAACAGGAACAACACTTGGCGATGATGTAAAAAACACAGGTCAAGTTGTAATGTCTCAATCAATTATGATTGATGCAGCAGTCGCAGCTGGAACAACTACTTACAACGTAGGTGTATTACCAAAAAACTCACAACTACTTAC